CACTTCAATTAAGACTAGATTATGCGTAAGCAACATCAAGTCTAATTACACCAAAGTCCTCTGTAGAACCGTTATGGTCGCTATTGTATTTTGGTTTTCTGAGGCCAAAAATCTTACCAATGGAGATACCATTTTGGTTACCATAGTCGAAGTTGTCTTCAACCATTTCTGGTAAACCGATATCAGCCATAGCAAGAGCCTGAGCTCCACAGAATAAACAAGCAGCACCATTGACGTCAGCGTCAGCGCCCCACTTGTATCCAGCAGATCCAGCGTTACTTGATGTTCCAGAAGTTGCTCCTGAAGTATCAAACACGTGCCTGAACTCATGTACCATTATTCCATCAACCATTAAGCTAGAAGAACCAGCAAACAAAGCATTGCTAGGTCCTCTTACTCCAGCATTCCTAACGTTAGCTAAGAAATCAGAGTCTAGTTTAAGGTCAGCCATTACTTGTGGAGTTACGAAAAGGTGGAACACCTCATCATTACCTGAACCTCTGATACCACGGATGTAGTTATCTTTAGCGTAAGCTTTTAGATCCACAATTGCATTATAAGACAGTTTGTCAGCAGCTACTGTAGCTGTGACATCACCAGCAACCAAACCACTAGTTGCATCCCATCTTCTATGTCTATTAGAAGTTGGAGCTGAAACATCGCTACCAAAAGCAAGGTCTCCTAGGTTTTGACCTGTGGTATAAACGGGTCTTAATGCACCATTGTTTTTTTGCGTGTACGAAACACCAGAAAGCGTTAAGAACGCTAATTGGTCTATTCTGTCAGCAATTGCATAAGCAAGAGCATCTCTAGAATGTTCACGGAAATTAACAACAGATTTTTGATCAGCTAGTCTTCCTGCAAGTCTGTTAGCAAACCTGAGTTGATCTAGTTGAACGGTTATGTCGTATGCACGTAATGATTCTTCATTACCCTCTAGAGTGTTATCTCCAGTGATACCATCGCCTGTCATATCCGCTAAAAGTGTTAAAACAGCTCTAGCGCCTTTTTCAGACTTAGTAAGTTCACTTATTCTTTGGACCATAGCATTGGACCCAGAACCAGCAAACTGGTTAATGAAAGACATATTACGAGCAACGCGCCAAAAGTCACGTGACCAAGCCGTTAGTTGTTCGGAGGTCAGTGACGCAAAGTTAGTATTAGCCATTAGGCTTCTCCTATATTATTAAACGTTACTATTACCTGCCAACTTATGGGGTGACAAAATTAACCCGTGTACCCCGTATCGTGAGGAGACGACTTCGCAATTTTTACGAGTGCGACCTCGAACCGTTTTACGTCTTGATAGACGAAATACGTTGTTTAACCTGTAACGATCAGGGCCAGATATCGTTCTGACTTAACGAATTCTTATATACTATATTAATGTTTATCCAAAGTCACCACGTAATCTACGTAAAGTTTCTTCTGGTAGTGCATTAAATTCATCTTCAGATAAAGCATTCACATCAAGTGTGCCTTCTCCTCTCTCAGAGTTACCTTGTCCTTTTAACTCTGGTGGTTGTGCTTGAGATGCTTCTATTTTCTTTTTAACAGTAGCAGTTTTCTTTTTCTGTATTGTCTCTACATTACTTTTTGGCTGCGGGGCCTCTTGTGCAACAGGCTCAGAAGCTTTCATTACATAGCTAGTAGCTTTTGTTAAAGCATCAGACGCTTGATACCCTTGAATAATAAAGGCATCACGAAGTTCTACAACTTCATTAGCTTTCCCTTCATTATAGTCTGCACTATTTTCATCTAATACAGGATATTGGTCCTGTATAACTTGAGCGGTAGTTTGTAACTGAACAGCTTCTTGGCTTTGTTGTACTGTTTGCCCCATTTGCTGTTGCATTTCAAACATCATAGTTTCTTTTTCTGCTTGCCTAATTTCTTGTCTAAGAGCAGAAGCTTTTTCTGGTTCCATGTCTAGAACTAATTGTTGGTACTCTAATTCTTTAGCATCAAAATCATATTGAGGTGCTTCAGCTTGTGCTTGTGCTTGTTGGGCTGCTTGCTCGTCCAATTGTTTTTGTAATGCTTTTTGTTTAGCTAGTACTTCATCTAACCTAGATTTAGGAACCATAGGAGATTTTTGTTTCTCTTCTACTTCTGCAACTGGTTCTTCTTGAAGCTCTGCAACATCTCCGTCAGTAGTTTCCTCTGCTGGCTCCTCGTCTGCTTCTTCTCCAACAGGCTCTCCTTCCTCTTCTGCAACAACTTCCTCCTCTGCCTCTGTATTTTCTTCTGCCGTTTCTTCAACTGCATCAGTCTCTTCTGAGTCTTCATTTGTTTCCTCTTCTATTGGGTTTCCATCTCCATCTAAGCCAAAGCTTAAATCCTCAGTGAATGGTGAAGCTTCTTCTTCACTTACTTTATCAGAACCAGGCATGCCCTCATAAGTAACATCAAAACCTTCTTCTGCTTCTTTCTTAGCCATAATTTACTCCTATTTTATTTATTGCTTATTGCTGTTGTAGCCATTTTAACGGCCGCTTGAGTATCTGATTGGCCCCGTCTCATCTGATTAGTGTCAGCTGATAGAGCCCTTCTTAACTCGAGTTCTTCACGTTTTATTTGAATCTGTGCTTGTAGTTTTGCTATTTGTATTTGTGGGTCTATTTCCATAAGGTCTTGGGCTTTCGCCATATTTAATTGTGCTTCAGCTTGTGTTTTACCAACTTCAGCTTCTAACTGAGCTAATTGTAACTGAATTTGTTGAATTTGTGCTTCTGCTTGGAACTGCATAATTTGTGCCTCTTCTTCTGTTGGTGGTTCTTGACCTGTCATTACTCTTATTCTTCTAGCTAATTCATTCTTTCTTTGTAAGTTAGAATATTCAATAATAACATCATCTGGAATCGGCACACCCATTTGTTTTAGTTCAAGTGCTTGTGCAAACTGTATGTCATCGAAGTTATCCCTTGCTGGTGCTGTACCTACAATCACATCGTATTCTCCAAGTGTAAGATCATTAATTACTATACCTTCTGGGGTCATTTCATTTATAACCATAGGTTCGCGGGGTTTCATAGGGTCTTCTTCATTAGTTACTTGAATGACTCTTTCTTCTGTATAAAACCTCTGTATTAAACCCAACATATTTTCAGCTAAATACTGTCTAGTTTTAGTTAAGTTATCTAATGGCACTTGTATCATTAAAGCACCACGTTCTTGTTTAGCTCTAATAGCAACTCCAGAAACTTCTGGTTTGTCCGTCCCTAACATAGCATCACTAACACCACTTATCTCTTTAACATTAAATGCAGCTTTTTGTGCAATACGGTCTAGACCAGTAGGTATTGTGTTATGTGGTATTTTAGCGGGGGGTTGGGAACCACGATTATACTCGAGAACTAATCCTGTTTCCGCCCCATGCTCTTCTAGATCATCTGCAGTCATTCCTACCAATGACCCAGACTCTACCATCCAACCACTATTAGCAGTTGTATTTACTATATGTAATTCTTGAGAAGATATTTTGTTTAATTGTTCTTGTGGGGATAAAAGATTTCTTACCATACCAAATGGTCTACCTCTTCTCCAATATGGAAAGTAAGGAACAATTGTAAAGTCAGAGTAAGGTGACCAATCATCATGAAGAACTACTTTGTCAGCTGTAACAGTCCATCGAACTTTCTTAACTAGCTTTTCTATAATTCCTAAATCAAACTGGTTTGCAAATTTATTCCTTTTAGATTTAGACCACCCCATTGGTACTTCTCTCATATCGCCAGTAGTTTCGTCCACATAAAACTCACACATCATAAGTTTACGATGCTGTCTTTCTATAACTCTTATAGCTCTAACTGCACCAACTTCTTCAGGATCAGATGTAGCATCTTCTCTATACTCAAGGCCGTTATTAACTTCCCCATACCTTTGTTCTTCATACTCGACAGAGTCTAACCCAAAACTAGAACCATTCTCTGCAATGATTCTTAGCTTATCTGCTTTTTTCTGACCATAGATTTCTTCTATCTCGTCTGTAGTCATCCACCTAGTTTCAAAAACTTCATCCCAAGTAGCGGGATCCCATTCTTTTGCGTCTGGGTCTATTATAATGTCTAGTGGATCTTTGGCTCTAATTTTTATTTCACCTTCAACATGATCAGAAAAATCCATCCTCACATCAAAGTAGCCACGATCTTGAATTAGCCCGTCTGTAAATACCTGGCTTTCTACCCAATCTAATTTATTGTTATCACCAACCTGCTTGAATAATTTATTTAGAACAACTGCTGTTTCTTCATCCCCACCCCTTCTAGGTTTAAAGTTGATGTCCATTCTTCTTGTAGACTGTTCACCTATTACCGTATTTACTGTCGGTAGTATTGTATTAATTGTAAGTGCGGGTCTGCCCTCTTCATCTAGAGCAGCAATGTCCATTTGATCCCATTGATCTCCTCTATAAAAAGAGTCACATTTTTTTGCTATATCAATATATTCTAAATGCCCATTATCTCTCGCCCTTTTATAACGATCCCATTGGTTTCGGCAAATGCGGTTCTCTTTTTCCCCGCTTAATCTTTGTTCTTTCTTTTTATATTTTGGATCTGGCATTAGGCCCTCATTGCTGTTTTATTTTTAACGTCTTTTGCAAGATGTTTTAGTTTATCTCTCCATGATGGAATATGTTCAACTGGTTCTACATATGTAGCAAACTCAGCCATCATTAATCCAACCCATGCTAGCGCATCAACTTGGTCATCATGCACACCATTTGGGAAACGCAAAAGTTCAGCGACCAACGGGCCCGTCCAAACTTCGTCTTTAGGAATCCTAACCATTCCTTGTTGCATTCTACCTTGTATAGCTCTAGCCCTCGCTTCTTTATCTCGTCTTCCCGGTTTCAAATCTTTGAAATAGGCTTCGTATAGTTTACGCTCTCTTACCCTTTTTTCCAAGAAGGGACCGAGTGCCATTTCTATATGGCCTTTCTCAATACCAATTATGCTTGGTCTCCACTGTTCATACAAGTCTAAAATTCGTTCTACTATCTCAAAACCATCAAATTTACCCCTCACACAATCAACTATATACAAATTATCGTATTCATCCACCCCAACTACAAGTCCAACTGTATAATCGTTCCTATCTTTTTGTCCAATAGCTAAGTCCCATGCACAGTAAAATTTCATTCTGCCGAGGTCAATATCTGCTGGATCATAATACCTGATCATGTCTCTTGTGAAGTAATCACCTTCATCTGAAACTGGGTTCTGTTGATATAACGCTGACCAATCTCGAGGCCCAATAGCTTTTTGAATTTTTTCTAATGAAGATAAATTATACCTCTCTTCATGTAGAGCATCACCCATCTTTCTGTACTTTTCCTCCACTTCTGCTATTGCTGGATATTTAACCACTTCCCATTCATCACCACCGTCTGCAGCTCCACGAAGTAAACGTCCAGCTAAATCGTCATCGTGCCATCTTGTTAAAATTACAAGGATGCCACCACCTGGAGCAAGACGTGTATACGCTGTTGATGTATACCAGTCCCAAACATTATCTCTATTAAAATCTGATTCTGCATCTTCTCTGTTTTTTACCGGGTCATCAATTACTAAAACGTGGGCACCTTTACCAGTAATACCACCTCCAACACCAGCTGCTACATAACCACCACCTTTGGTAGTCAACCATGCTTCAACTGACTGTGAAGTTGGGTCTAATTTTGCTTCGGTGAAGACGTTCTTGTATAATGGCTCCCGCAGTAAATGACGGACCTTTCTACTGAAAGACATCGCCAACGATCCAGAGTACGAGCAACTTATAAATTCATGTTTTGGATTTCTGCCTAAGTGCCACGCTGGGTAAGCGATACTAGCTAATGTTGATTTCCCATGTCGTGGTGGCATGAACAACATTAATCTAGGAGATTTCCGATCAACTACATCTTGACTAAACTTTTCGAGGCGCTGGCAAATGTCTTTGTGCACCCAACCAGCAGCATAGTCAGGATTAAATCTCTCTACAAAAGGAAGGAGTCTTTTTCGTGAAAGTAATCTTTTGGCTAATTCTTTCTGTGCCTTTGATGATGAGGCTTCTTCCTCTTGAAGTTCTTCTTGTGGAGCTGGATCAGGGTTCGGGGCAATTCGCTCAGCGTCATCGGCTCGGCAATATACACATAGACCATGTTCCTCTGAATATAAAGTTTGAGGTTGAAGTTTTTTACAACGTGGACATTCTACTTTAGGTATTGTGCTCACTTACCAGGCTCCAAGTATTTAACATCATCACCCGCAAGTTTTAATAATTCTTCATCAGTAAGATGTTCCATACGTTCTACTCGATCACCATTAATAATATTTATTTGTGTCGCACTCTCTGGCTGAAATAACCCATGTAATTTACAGAGCGCATCTACTACATTTTTTTCTTCTGTAGCATTTGCTGATTTTCTATGTGCTTCTAGATACATACTTGTTGCTGTATTCCTGTCGAAGTTAAATTCTTTCCTAGATTCTTCTCGTAAATAATTAACTGCTTGTATGATCTTAGGCTTTTTAAAAATGTCGTAAACAGTGTCCACATCTTGGTAACCTGCGGCGCGTCCTGCTGCAGCTTTCGTCATACCCCGAAGGTACATTAAAATTAAACGTTCTTCTTGAACACTTAACTCATTAAGTTTTACTCCCATATAGGGATAATGAGACTGTAGTTCAGCCCTTTCACTTTCTGACATACCTGCATCTTATCAAAAATCTTCCTTAGTCGTCACTATATTCTTACACCACCAATATAATTCTTCTTCTGGTAATACATGCTTCATTACATTTACTCTGTAACACACTAATTGTATATTTCCTGGCTCATACCCAACATGAGGATCTATCCTATCTATTGATACATTAAATTCTTTATTGCCTGATCCATCTTTAGCATACGTCATAAGGATATTGGACAACGCACAACGGCCCTCTTGCAAATGCCAACGGTCCATCAAGTCTCCTATATCTATGTCCCAGCCCAACTCTGGGTTTTTCTTTTTTCTACTATATTTTAGCTGGGCAAGGAGATGTCGTAGAAAGGCTTCTGGGGTCGCAGACTTCTTACGGTTTGCAAGTTGTATTTTGCAAGCATTACATATGGTACGAAAATAAGAGTTCTCACCTTTTAGAATCTGTTCAAAATTTTTTTCTGATAATTTTTTTAGACAAGAATTACATATCCGTGTATTCATGCTGATCTACCATACCACAGAAAATTTTTTATGAAAAACTGGGAATATATTACTCACACATAGTGTTA